CAGCATAAAAAAGGAGCAGAAAAAATGATGAAATTAAGTGCCTATGTTATCGAGTTGCCTGATAATGCGTATAAGGTCGGTATCGAGGGTGTATATACGGGAATTGTGACGGGTAATGATACTTTTGACGCTGCACTTGCTGATATCATTGAATGCATGTTGTCTTATGATTATGATTATGAAGAAGTCGCCCAGGCGGTGACTCGTAAGGGTGCTCGCTGTCGTGTGTATGTTGTTACGGTTGATAATGGTGATGACTGATATTCGTAGTATTGAGTGATAACAATATAGCCCGGTAATATTACCGGGCTATATTGTTATCCAACCACCTTAGTAGAGGCGAAATATATTTTATTGGTGTCCGGCTCGATTACACTATCAGATATTTGCATACCGCGAGCGTTACCGCATGCTATGAGGTGCAGCACGCACCCGCCGTTTCTGTATTGTACAATGTCGTTTGGTTCTAGCGATGGCGTGACCATGTACGTATATGACGCGCATCTGTCTGAACATTCTATCTGAGTTCCGTTATTGATAATAGATATATGCCCTGTTGCGGGTACTCGGAGACCTCCGTAACCGACTGGCAGTAGTTTTTTGCATGTGTAATTGCCGGTGATTATTAGATATCCAGATAGTCGTAGGTCGCCGTGCATTGAATCGTCTAATGTAGTGCTAACTATTATTGCGTTCGGCTTGGTTATCATTGTACTGACTTCAAATAGGCTGCATATCTGGTTTATTGTGGTGTACTTGGGTTTAAGTGATGCATCTTCAATATTGATTGTTTGAGCGATTTTTGCAGTGTGTCCGCCTATTGTGTGCGGGGTTGCATTACTTGGGAACGATATCCAACCGCCCCAATTGAGATATGATGTCGCGTCCTCATTGCAAATTGAACGGGCGCATGCCCATAGATTGCCTTCATTGTCAAATTCGCCGGCCTCGTATTCTCCGATGCGTCTCGACATGAGTAGATCGGTTGCCATACAATTGTACCATTGCAGTGTTTTGGTGCGTATGTCGTAGAGGTATGCGAACATGCGTGTTGTGTATCCGAAGATTTTGTTGTTGTATGCGCTGATACCCTGTCCCATGTAGTCCGTACCCATTGGGCGGGTACCTATGATAGTGGTGCTGTAGTCGGTCGTGCTTATTTCATATATGTTCTGGTCGTTGCTACATATGCAATATACTTTGTTGGTGATCGGGTCTTTGGTGACGCCGGCTACGCCGCGTAGCGGTACGGGTATGTTAACGCTGGTGTTGAAATTGTTATCATACGCCAGTATACCGTTATAGTCGTTTGTCCCGTCTAAGGTGATGGGCGCAACCCATATAGGCGTGCTGGGGGTTGCGTCGATGTATGCCATATCGTTGAGGTGACCCGCGTTGATTGTTTTGTCGGTGGTTATCGCGTTGCTGGCCATATCAACGATTACGATCTTTGGTTGTTTGCCGGCTGCGGTGATATTATTGCAGCCGAAATACACGGTGTCACCATGTTTAAGTGTCGACTGTACGCCGTAATCGTGTGTGATGAACCGAGCTTGTATGGTCATGCCTGTGACTGTGGATATATCGCCGGTGCTTGCGTCATAGATGCTGTTTAGTAGTTTTTTTGCGTCCGTCGGGTTACTTGCGTTAAGTGCGGCTAGTGTTTGATTAATGTTGTTTGTCCAGTTTTGCGCTTTTTGATCGGTATCCCAGTCGATCGCGCTGAAGCGTTCAAGTGCGTTATTCGCTTTTTCGGTTGTAACGGCGAGATCGCTTGCTGTGGTATCTATTTTGTTTTTTAGGGTGCTTGCGGTGCTGCTGTCGGTTACGCCCAGTGCTGTGAGATTGTTGTTTATGGTTTGTGTTTCCGACATCGCTTGTTTGGCGCTGTTGAGTGCAGCGGTGGCGTTGTTGAGTGCAGCGGTGGCGTTGCCGTTGATTGTCAAAAGTGTGTTATCGATCGTGCGTATTGCGCTGTTGTATTGGTCGGTCAACGCGGCGGGGTCGCCGGTATCGTATAGATCGAGATTAAAATTATCGGTTGTGCTTGCCATGTTTAGGCCTCCTCACGGGTGTCGGTTGTGTGGTGTATTTGTATTTGTATATCGAGCTGGTGCAGTTTTTTGTCTATGAGTTGCATACTGCGGTTGTATGCGTCGCGTAGGTCTGCCACTGAACCGGTGTCGTATAGTGGCAGTTGGATGAATGGTGTGGTGGGCATGTTGTCTCTCCTTTATTGTATGGGCGGGTAGGGGTCGCCGGTTTGCGGGTCGGTTACGCGCGGTGTCGGGTTGTTGAATATTGTGAGGTTGCCTATTGCGGCGGTTTCGTCGGTGCGGTGTTTTGCCATGTCGTTCACGGTTTTGGTGGCGACCTGATTGACGCGTGCCCCGAACACGGCAAGATTTTTGTACATGTTGCGCATGGCTATCTTGCTGTCTACATAGGTGCCTTGTGTAGGGTCGTAGATCACCATTTTATCGCCAACATGCTCAAGATTGTCCAGCAATGCCGCCAATGTTTTTTCCATCGCGCTGACACGTGCGTTTACGCGGTTTTCAAACGTTTGCATGTCTACGCTCAGTGTGTTGATCGCGGTTGCGAGTGTGTCGAAATACGCCGTGATATGATCGTATTCGCTCGCCAGATGCTTTATGATTTCCTCTGTGCTTTTTGCATCCCAGTAGAACGCCGGTATTACGGGCGTGTACGGCCACACGCTGTACAAGGGTAGCGGGAACATGTGTGTTTTGCCTCCTAATAGTTGTTTATGGCGACAGTCCACAGTGGACTGAAACATGTGTTTATATGCTCCAATAGTAGCACGTCGATATCCACGTAATCGCCTTGACGTATCGCCTTGACCTTATCCATGTAGTTGCCGTTGGTCACGGTCTCATACTCCATGTCTGTGGCATTGCTTGCGTAATCCTGACCGGTCACAAGTTGCGTCGCGGGGAAATCCGAGAACACGGTTCGCGCCTTGTGCCACGTGTCGGCATCCGACATAAATATTCCGGGGTTTCCGTCCGCAAGCTCGTACAGCGGTTTGAGCACGGGCATTATTTCGGCGATGAGCCGTAACAGGTGCCGCCGCCATCTGCCCGGCGGCATTACGCCTAGTTCGCGGTCATAATACCGGTTTTCGATCTTTGCGCAGCACCGGGAATATTGTGTGTCGTCGTATGCGTCATCACGCCACGACCATTGTGGCGATGTCCAGTCAATGCCACCGGGCACAAGCAACTCCCCCAATGTGATCGTAGTAACGGCGTGATAATCGGGCACGGTTTCGCCCGGAACAAACGGCGATATCATGTCAGATGTCTCCATTATCGTTGTCCTCCAGTGTTTCGAGGTCGGTCATGTAATTATAGTTTCGGCTTATGTTGTCCTGATTCCACACCACCTCGACGGGTGCATCCAGATATCGCGCGAAACGCGTATTAAGTATGTCGCACGCGGCGCGGCGCTCCTCAAGCTCGGACAGCGCCCGTAGGTCAGTCGGTTCGCCATAGTCGTTGATTTCGTCGGCGGTCTGCCGTTCCATCTTCATGGGTAGGTTCTTGATTCCGAGCGACTGATAAAAAGCGTTCCACGTGTTTTGTATGTCGTTCTGTAATTCCATTCCGATATAGTCAACACCGGTTTTGAGCACCTGCGCCTGCATCGTGCCGGTGAAGCCGGGCGTTGCCATAATTGCCATCTCTCCGCCTGATATTTGCTTGATGACGTTAACCCCCGCCGTTTGCTGACCGGCGGGCACCTCCAAAATAAACGGGGTTTTCTGATGGAAACGGTTCTGCCGGCGCGTCATGTACAAATCTTCAATCTCATGCGCGAAAAACTCCAGCGTTGGCACCAATGGCGTACGTGCCTTATTACTATAAACAAAGACACCGTTAGAGTTGTTTACGTTGAAATGCCAACCGTTTATTCCGTAGGATGTCCATTTCTTGGGTCGATAATACACGTTGAAGTCGGAATTGACAACGGCCTGTGTGGAAAAAAACACGCCGGGCTTGCTATGCGGGTATGCGATAGTGGCATATCCGTAGTACAACAGGTTATACTCTAGAAACCATGCGTTGCACGTTTTGGGCAGATTAAGCCACCTGAAACGTGACAACGCAATATTAAGCATCTGCGAATAAGCCATGAAATACGCCTGCGAATTGATCTGCTGCGACTGTTGCCATACCGGTAAACCTTTTTCACCTAGCATAGCTCGCGTCAGCGGTTGCTTGTGCGTTCGTTTGCGACCCATAAAACCACCTCTTTCATACATTGATATTGTCGGCCACATAATCGCCGCCGATTTCATCGGGGTTCATCCAGATTGTAACACCTGTGGTCAGCATGGTACGAATGCCGTCAAGCGCCTCGTTGGTCGCCTTGCCGCATATCAGCCACACATCGGAGGCTCGCCAATAGGTGAAGTGGCGGCATGGCGTGAGGTTCGGCTCACTGTAGAGCTTGTTCGACGCGATGCCATACCTGAGCATGTACATACCGGCTTGCATTAACGCGCTTTTTGTCTGTGTGCGGACTTTTATTGTATACGCCCTTTGTGCCATTTCATCCGGCCACGGGTCGCCCGAGTACGCACCGACCGGCGCGGGGGGTTGATTGTACATGTCACGATACGTGTTCGTCGCATTGTCACGTGTTGTGAGCATACTGCGTTTCGCGTTCGTCACGGCCTGATTACGCGTACGTGCCGCGTTGCCGGTGGCGGTGTTGTATGAGGCCGTGGCGTTGCCGTTGGACGCGTTGACGGTGTTGGCGGTCATATCGGTGGCCGCCGCCGTTGCGAGTTGCATCGTTTTCACGGTTTGCGTGTTGGTGCGTATCGTCGTTTCCGTCGCTTGGGTCTTGGCGTGCGCCGTCTGATCCGTATTGACCGACGTGGCTTTGTCCGCCTTGGCATATGCCGCGTCATTGGCCGCCTTATTGAGTTTTTCGCTGTTTGTAATGGCGATGCCTGTATTGTAGCCTTGCAACGCCGCGCCGCTAATGGCGGTCGCTAGACCGACGGCGGCACCGCCGCTTGCAACGGACAGCGCCGCACCGCCGACCGACCCTATCATGCTTGTGACGGATGAGATGGCGTTCGTTTGCGTATCCGTGACATATGTCTCATTCATGAGTGTTACATCCCAGTCACGATCGGTTCGAATTTTGCTGTTCGCGGTTGCGGTGTCAGCGTCGAGGCGCTTTGTCGCGGAATCAAGTATATCATTACGCGCGTCAACGGTCTCATCTGATATCCTCTGATCGCGCAAGACTCCTCGCGCGGTGTTGGCCGTCTGCGCGGCGTTCGTCCGTGCGGTGTTGTCCCGTGCCGTGGCTGCGCTGGTGTTGGCGTTATCCCGCGCGGTGTTGGCCGCTTGCGCGGTGTTTTCATACGCGGTTATCGCGTTCTCGCGGTTTTGTCTGATCGTGCGATTGTAGTTCGCTCCGCGATATGCGTCGATATTACGTCTTTGTAGCGCATACGTGGGGATATCGTACGATATGAGCGTTGCGAGCGCGTCCGCATTGGGCAGATGTCCGCTTACGGTCTCGCCTGTGAGGTTGCTCACGGCGATAGTGGTGCTGCCGTCCGCACCGTATCCATCCAGATATGCGACCTGTCGTACGAGCGGATACGCAACGGATACCAACGTTCGCACGCTGAGCCGCCCGCAATCCTCGATATTGATTGTGGTTGTCTTACCCCACGTGTCCGTGATCTCCAATACGCTGTAGGGAGATACGTACAGTTTGGCCACGTCGGCGACTTCAGGCGGCATGTCGAAATCCTCCGGGGTCAACGTGATGTCACTTAATGTGCGCTCCGTGTCTATGACGGTCATCCATGCGACACCGTTGACCATGACGGGCGCACTGGTACCGCGAGCGCACATGTCTGCGGACACCACGAAGCACGCGCCTATGCCCGAAGTGATATGCGGGTAGCACGCGAACAGATCATTAATGTATTCGCCGGTTACGTCGCTTGCACGTAGCGCAAACACAGTCCAGTTGTTCGGGGTGCGTCCGCGCTGCGACGCATAGGGCGTGCCGAGCGCACGGCACCCGCTCACGTCTATGCCAGCGGTGCCCCACGTCCATGATGACACGGTACCGTCGTTCGCTCCGTAGACGGGTTCGGTGGCGGCTATGTCGGTACCGCGCGTGCGTGCCATCTTCTCCAACCTGATCGCGCCGAACGCGCACGCGAAACATATATATTTATCGCCACCGGTCAAAACGGTGCTCTTGGTATTGGTGATACGATTGTTCGCAGCACCGTAATTGACATCTGGCGCAAGCATGTCGACACTGTTTTCGCGCGGGTTGTCCAATAACTTTGCGGGTGTCATCCCGACCAACGGCGCGTGTCCCCGAGCCAGCAACAGGCCGTTTATCGTCGTCGCATTGATGTAGTCCGTCCACATGTCGCGTTGCAATACGACGGTGGTCGTATTGGGTGCCTCCGCCGTGACATCCGTGATGTAATAGTGGTATCTTGTCTGGCAGTCCGATTGCTGTAGCGGCGATTGCAGTATATCCGGCGTAAAATCGACCACGATATAGTTATAGCGTTGAGCGGTCATGTACGGTACTGGTATCTTGACACCGTCCGTGTCGGCGCGGGCGATATACATGCTGGTGTCAAGATGCACGGTCTCGCCGTCCAGTGCGTCGAACCACGCATCACGCTCGGCATCGTCGCGGAACTTAACGGCATCGTGGCCGTCGTTACGCCATTTTACGTGACATAGTTTTATCTTGGTTTTCGATGTCCACATATTATAATCGTATGTGTTGACGTACTGATCGTACACGTGTACGTCAGCGCCGGGAAACGCTGTGGCAGTATCCAAGTGCGGAAATTTCATATATACCTCTTTTTTTTTTCGCAAAATAAAATCGGGGTGCCGGTGTCACCCGGTACCCCGATACTAGCATGTTACGCCGCTACACACTATTTCACGGTGAACGTGCAAGTCGCCTTGTACAGTGTCGTCTTGTCGGTCGGGTTGACGTATGTCGCCGTACCCGTCACCGTGATAATGTCACCTACCGTCAGCCCGTCGCGCTGCACGTGCAAACGAGCCTGATCGTCAACAAACGTGTTGACGTTGAGGTCAAACGCCGCACCGTGCGCGTCATCGCCGCTTGCGGCATGGTTCGCCGCAACTTCGTACGTCGCCGCGTTCGGTGCCACCTGAATGCCGGTGCCGGTGGGCTCCACGGTTGCGGTAAGCTTCGGCGTGAGCTGTAGCACGTCGCCCGCCTTGACATCACCCGTCTCCGGGGTCAGCGTGAACCCGCTCACGGTCTGTGTGACCACCTTAATGTGACTGCCCGCGTCGGTCGTGAACAACGCGCACGGGGTGAACGGCGACACACCGTAGATGCCCCAGTGGTTCAGATACATGGTATTACTAAGCGTCTGCGGATTAAAGAACTGCGTAGTACCGTACATGACGTCTCGTACCTGATACCAATCAGTAGAAACAAGCAACGCAACAGCGCCCGGAATCCCGAGACTGGGCACTTGAATGATACGATAGGGGACATCCGCTTTATCCAGTTGGAACACCGCACTCAATGCGTCAACGTCAAGCGACGCGAGATATTCCGGCTCGATCAGCAGCACCATTTGTTGCGGATTAGCATACGCCGGAATATCGGTGACGTTCACCGCGTTATATTGCGTAGACGGGAACTGCATACGTCCCGCCGTTGAACGCAACGCCTTAAGCAACGTCTTAGCAGTCGTTTCATCGCTCGGCACCGCGTCAAGATGTATCTTATAGAAACCAAGATTCTGCTCATAATGACGAATCAGCGCAAGCATGATATTCATTTCATCATAATTATCACTGTTGCGTGGCGTTTCCATGATCTGCGCGATGAAACGGTTCAAACCGAAATCATCAACGAACGCTTGCCGCAACTCATCTTCCGTCCATGAGATAGGATACTGGTCACGACGATTCATCTCGTAAAACCACACGGAAGCTTCGGGGCGATGCATTTTCAAAAGTTCTTCCGCATCGTCCTTGTATCCATGTGCCTTAATCCACTTGACGGCGATTTCCTGTACGGTGCTGCCCCAGTAAAGATTCTCTTTCTTGAAAACCGCAAAAGGGTTCACAAAAGGCGCGTTCTGCGCCATCACGGTGAGTCCAATGCGATTAACCATGCTCCAAACACAATCATTGAGATACTGCCGATTCATTGGGTCGAACAAATACCGTGCGGTGTTCGCCACACCGGTTTGTGTCGCGCTGGGCACGCGCTGCTGATAATCGTCGGTATTCTTAAGACGTACCTTATCCAAAATGGTCGCGTTATCTATCGCCATGATTCATCCTTTTTTCAGAGTGTGTAATCGAGATTTTCCAAGTCGTCCGCTGCGGCCTCGGCGATGGCCTCCGCCACGTCGTCATCCGTTTCCTTGACGGTCGCCCCGTTTTCGATCATCTGCGCCACGGAGTCGGTGAAATTATCATAGATACCGTCTATGCGTTCGTTCATCGCGTCGAGCTTGTCCAGTACGCGCGCGAGCATGTCGCGGAGATCGTCGAACTCGCCTACGCGGTGCGCTTCATCGGGGGTGAGATCATCGCGCTCAACGGTGTCCCTTTCCTCGGTAGTTTCGTCATCCATTATTTTCCTTTCATATATGAAAAAAGTCGTACCGGCGAACGAATACCGAACCGGCACGACTTAAGAATAGCATACTTGTGACATGTTTCATAACGGTAATCGGCGCGCTTTTCCCTCACGGCCGCATCGTCGCCGGAGTCAACCGTGGTTATCAACGATGCGTTTTAGCGACACCACTATGGCACCTCACGTACACCGTGTTTATTTTACACCGAAATTCTTGAGCATTTCAAACATGGCGTGTTGCGTTTCTACCATGTCATATCTCAAATATCCTAACGCGTAATACGATGTAAGATTCTTAATCAACTCTTTTGCCATATTCGCAGTGAGGTAGTTCAGCCTGTTATCATCTCGTGTGATTGCAAAATACGGCACATGTGCGCCGCCGTCGTATTTCGTGGAGAGAAAAACATACCCACATCGCATATCAGCATATACGCCATATTCCCGCTGAAACCACCGGAACACATAAGTGAGTTTCGCGTGCTTATGCGGTTTTTCGATAAAATCGGTGTCAAATTGCCGAAACTTGTTTTTCGCTGTCATATCATCATTGTTTTTCAACATGCGCCCCGCGACGGTGTTCTTCGCCTTTTGCTCGGCGTAGTCATCGTCTCGTACGTAGTCGAACAGACATGTTTTGCCGTCAAGCCATTGCAGACCATAGTCGGGATTGAGGGGTACTTCATAACGTCGAAAATACGGATTAAACGCGTCGCAAGCGTTACCTAGAAGGAATATTCTTGGTTTGCGTAGCTCGGTATCATCGGCGCGTTCACGCGTCACGGTATCCACGATTTTCGCCAATTGTTCAAACTCGTTTTTCAAATACGTGTGATATCTATCGTCATTATCAATAATAAATTCATCCATGCAAATGTTGCGCACGTTCACGTATGTACTTTTCTTCTTTCGCTGTTGCATGGTCAAGGGTATAAAATAGCCGCAGATTCGCCACGAATTTTCTTTCATGCCGGTTTTCTTCCGTCGTATTTCAGCCGTTTTATTTGTTGTGCGAAATTCATAATCAGGGAAAATATTGTCTTTTATGATACGGTCGAAATAGTCTGCGGCAGCATCGTTGTTTTCCTCACGAAAACGGGCGATTTCCGCGAAACAATACCCGTTTTTCAAATAATCCTCTATCATGTATTTTCTCATACCGTAGGTTTTACCCAAACCGCGCGCGCCGATAATCATATTAACGTCCGCGTTTCGTGGCAATATTACGGTTTTTAGCCTGTCATAATAATATTTCGCCATCAATACTCACAATCATAGGTTTGCCGTCTCGCATAATAAGTTCGCGAGGCGTTGTTTCCGTATCCCTATTATACGCATTTCGTATGTATGTCAGATTCTCGCCGTTAGCTTGTTTGTCCGATTCGCCTAGCCATCTGCCCGCCGGGTACAATGCTATCGATTCGGGCGCGTCAACATGATATGTCGCGCCGCGATAATCGGTGACGGTACCCATGTACCTGTCCCACACATGCGGTCGATTGCGTTGCAACGTGTGACAAATCTCATAATCTACCAACACGTCATAACCGAGCGACATTTGTACGGTTTCCGCGAAACCGTGCCCCGCATGCATGACACCGGCGATGAAGTCTTCAATGGTGTATACACCGTCCGGGCGCGGAAGCCCGGCGCAAGTGACATGTACGCGCCCTTTCCTGTCCAAACTAACACGTGCTTTATTCCACAATTCCATGTGTTCGGCGTAGCGCGTGGCACCGCCACAGTCCTCAACCTCGAACTGTCCGACATGATCCAGCGTTGAGGCCATGTCGGGCGCGGTGTTTCGGACACGTCGCATGGTGTTGTTGATCGCGTTTTCGATCGCGTTATGTAGCGATTTGAGCGCGTCCAGTAATTCCTCGTCGCTCACGTCGTCATCGCAACTGATTTTCAGGCTATCGGTATCGCCGCCCGTGACCGTTACGCGTTCGCCGAAACGTCGGTATAACAGCATCATGGCTATCACTAGGTGCATTCTGCTACCGGCTACGATTCTCATACCGTATGTGTATAGTACTCGTGGTGTTTTCGGACGCTTTTTCGCGAAATTCTCGGGAGTGCAGACAGTGGTTTTATCGACTTCAAGTTCGCCGGTTTCCGTCACGCAATAATCGGCTTTCATAACGTCTTGCGCCTGTGTGCCATAAATGCCGTTAAATTGCCCCTTGACGGTCGAACCGTAATAGGATTGCAAAAATTTCATACTCAGATCGCCGGTTTTCGCGTCATGCGCGATACCCTCCGGTATGGATTCGGGAATATCCGCCTCGTATGGCACGCCCTCGGTGTATCCCTTGATAAGGTTTTTCACGTTTGTTTTACGTGCGAACAACATGTTTGATTGCAGAGTCACGTAATCGGGCGGCACAATAGACTTGGTGGTGGCCTCGCCGTACAGTACATGCATTTCGTCAAACTCGTACACTTGCGATATGTTCCATAATTCAATCTCATTGACGTGCAATATGCATTCGTCCGCCCGATACAATTTTCCGAAGGCGTATGTCGGATTAACGGCGCTGTCGACGTAACCACGCGCCCTAACGCTGTTTTCCTGTGTTTTCGCACGTTCGTTGTTGCTGTAATCGGTGTCCGCCCGCAACGTTTTCACAAACTTGGAACGTGGGCATATTGCAATTCCCCACGCGTCGAAACATGTATTTTCGCGCAACCTGAGTTTCATAAATCGTACCGCCGCATGCAATCCCGTACGAAACGGGTCATCATAATTCAACAACACATCTTCAAGCGACGTGTTAACAATGCGTTCGCATGCGATTTGCAAAATATCCGTAGGCGCTGACGCAAATTTCACCGGCAAACGTCGACCATTGATGAAAGCGTGATGCATTGACGTGACATCCAAGGACGCGACATTATCCACGACAACACTAGCGGTTTTAGCGCTCGTAAACGTCAATCCGCCCCGGAAACATGCCTTTCGCAACGCATAAGACTTGTAATCCTTCGGAAATTCCTGATCACACGTCAGCTCGAAAGCGTGTTGCAATGTGATTTTCTTACCACTTTGCAACGTGACGCGCCGCCCGCCGATCTCACGACGTGCCATCTGCCGTACAAGAGATGTCTTGGTCAGTACTCGGCTCCCGAGCATATCGGAGGTCAACCAGTGATTAGCACGCAAAAGCCATTGCAGATATTGCGGTATCACCTGTACGTCACGTCGTGCGTAAAACAATTCATCTTCGGTCAACGGCGTTTCGGGCGTGCGTACAAGTGTATAATCCCAGTCGCCCACGGCCTTGGGGAGGCCGCACGTCTCGCCCATTGCACGTAAACCGCCCATTTCCAAATAAAACGTGTCCCAAAAGCGACACACCACGTTACCGTCAACGCATAGATCAAGCGTGTACACGCTTGTGGCCGTCTGCGCATTGACCTCGATCGCGTACGACTGCGCCAATTCCAGCATGAGAGTCTGCATATCAAACATGAGGTTATAAGCCGCGATTATCGGGACATAAGCGTGTGCGCGCCCATAGTCAATAAGATCATCAATGTACGTCAACGCTTCGGACGTGTACCGGTAAAACCGCACATCATCCGTGTCGGGAGTGTACGACTCCAACGGCGTACTACGCAAATCGTTGAAAATGTATAATATCGGATATGCGCGTGTTTCGGCACCTTCGCCAATATTCGTTGTTTCGGTGTCAAATATCGCCGCAATCTTAAATCTCTCGCGCTTTATCATCGTACTACATCAGGTGTGACCGCAAGAAGCCAAATCGGACTGCCACCGTCAACGTCCGTAGAATCCTCTAATTCGCCTGTATGCATTTTCATATTTTTGACGTATTCCAATACCTTTTCATTTCGTTGCATGATAGTATCAAAAAGCTCACTAAGCGAGTTCGCGCCGTAAGTCTCCATAATGACCTCCAAACGTTTATCCACCGGTACACCCGGTTTCTGCCACACGTTCTGCGTATACCGCCAGAAAATCTTTATTTTCTCCCGCCCCATTTCGCCAAGTGCGGACGGCATACCCTTGGATGCTACACGCATTTCCATTTTGAAAATATTAAACGCGCGCCGCCGCTCTCCGCGTTTACCGCCTCCGCCCCTTACGGTTGCGACCTGTCGTGTGAGCATGTCGGCGGCCTCATTAGCGCGCGCGTACGCCTCAGTGCGTAGCGCGTCGTGTCGGATACGCCCGACATAGGTCTGTTTCAATTGGGTTTCGAGCCGTTGCACGTAAGCCGTGCGGGCACGTCGTTCGCTTTCCGGCATGGTGTCCGTGATGCTTTTACGTATCGTGTTGACCGCACGTTGCACGCGCTTGCGTTTCGCCGCCAAGATGTCGGCTTGCTTGCGTGCTCTGGCCATACATACCACCCCGCGATAAAAAGGGTGCCATAACGGTTATGGCACCCTCATACAGTTTCAACGTCCTGTTTTTTTTTTCGCTCGTATTTCACTTAATTTCGAGGGACTTGAGCGAGCGACCGCCGCCGAGCGCGGTTTGCTTGACAACAACGGTGAGCCCGTCCGGCGCGTTGAAGTCAGGGAACATGTCAAAAATGTCCAAGACGCTTCTATAAATACCCTCCGACTGACTGAAATACGTCTTGCCGTCCTTTGCGAACAAATAGACGTTAGCGCATTTCTGCCCCGTCTGGGAACGGACACCCGGCGTGACGTATGCGCCCGTGACGGTCAACGGTTTATCACCCAACGATGCAAGCGATGTCGCCGTATTTCGCGCGTTGATGATGGCGCGTTTCCCATCGAACGTGCTAATATCCATTGTGCAGATGCACCGATAGTTGTTCACAACGGCTTCCATTGCCTCATTCGTGGCATTATCCATCTGTTCAATTTCCTGTGTCATGATTGTATCCTTTTTTTGTTACTCGTTATCGTTGTCGTTAACGTTGTCGTTATCGTTGTCACTGTCGTTGATTGGTGTCGCATGCTGAAAAAACGTCTCGACGGGCATTTCGTAAACCGTTTTAGCTACCTTGATGTCATCCACCAATACATTATACAAACCGGCCTTCATCAACGCTTTCACGGCTTGCTCAGCAGTGCGAATATTACCATTAATAATAATATATCGCCGATTGCCGTCACGATCAATATACGTAACCGTGCTACTGGCGCGCGTCTTTTTGATATTCCTCATTATATTTCCTTTTTTCTTGTTTTATCAACGTTTTACGTTGACATAAAAAATATTACACAAAAAATCGGCGCACGCAAACACGACACGCCGACTTTTAACATATTAATGTATCAATAACGCAAAACCTGACCCGGATAGATCAAGTACGGGCGACTAATCTTATTAATCTTAGCGACACGCGGCCACTCAGACCCAAAAATAGACCACAAGCACTCACCGGCTCTAACGGTATGAGTACGCACAGGTGCAGTAGATACGTTATGCTTATTCGGTCGCTTGTGCTGGCGTTCACCAATCGCGTAAGCGTTCCACTGCCACCGGGCACCCCTGAAATAATCAAGGTCGATCGCACCGGCATAACCGGCAACACGCCCGTTGCCCGTATACTGGCGCATGGCCTCACCATACACGCCATACCGCCAGGGGCGCGACTGCCAACCAGTAACGGCATTGGATGCGTACTGTGCAACCCATACCCCGCAATGACGACGCACATACGGGCTAAGCTGCCACAAACCGCTCGCCGGTATATACACGATCGGCCACACGCGCGTACGCTCGTACACACGATGCACCCAACGATCAACCCACGCACCATTACCAAACTGGGGGTTGTCATCATGTTCCCAGTCCAGCACGAGCACCGCACGGCCAACATACCGCGTCACATGATCGACGAAATAATCAGCCTCGCGACGTGCATCATTGCCCATTGCATAATGATACACGCCTATACTCTTGCCCGTAGCCGTCGCACGCACAAGCTGATAATCAGCAACCTGACTGACACCATTACGCAGACACGTATTGTTAAAACCGCCGACACCCCACGTGACCCCGGCCACGACAAAATCCGCGTTAATCTTACCCGTGTCTATATTGCACTGCCAGTTGCTTACGTCAACACCGCGCATATCCGCGCTCGCGGACGGTGCAAGCACCAACAATGATACACAAAAACACACAATAACACTACGCAGCAGCCGACGCATCTTCATCATCGTTCTCCTTCCTCAACAAGCTTATAAGCTCCTCCGTCAACACATTATTTTTCGTCACAAGATCATTAAAATTTCTAAATGTCGTGGCGATAAACCACGCCATAGCACAACACGCGACGATCGGAAAACCAACACTGCCGATCATGCTCACAATATCGTTAATATTCATAATACCTCACAAAAAAAGCCATGACGCACCGAACAACACGTCATGGCCTAATATATACCATTAATCATATACATGTAGCCTATCCGGGAATCGAACCCAGCACGCACATCTTATAAGGATGCCGCTCTAACCACTGAGCTAATAGGCTATCATCACACCTCACCCACCCACACCCCCCGCCGCATCAAATCAATCATATCACGACAATGCGTAAACACATAATCCGACACGTACGAATCACATTCAAACCACTTCGTACTCATAACAACAGGCTTAACATGCTGTTCACCATATACCCTATAACCCCGGATAAAATCGCAAGTATTACGCTCACAAAACATGCTCAACACACCTTTTTTTTCACAATCACCGATTAATCCGATAACCCAAACACACCGCACCCGGAACATGAATCACGCCATTGTCTAGCAAATCCCAATCCCCGTACGTACCAATGCAATCGACAAACCGAAATTCCATTAAGCAATCGGACGCAATATCAACGAAATAAACAAACACATCATAAATACTATTTATGTTAAAATCGATTGAATTAGATAATGCATTAAAATTCATGA